GATGACACGTGGAGAGCTATTTAGCTCTACAGGGTGAGTACCGCCACGTCAAAAACAAAAAGAACTCGCCCGGGTAGGATGGGGAGTTGCCGGAATTACTGTGCCGGCTGCATGTCAAAAGCAAAACCCATTATCACAACAGTAGCTAACCACACAAAAACTATGAACCACGACAATTTCTTTGCCAATCGCGGGCTGACCGAAGATGGATCAGCCTGGGTCACGCGTGCGCTCGACCCCTTCCATGACTACAACGTCCAGATCGCCGGCATGCCAGACCACGACACCGAGCCAACCGCTATCCAAACCTTGCGGCGCAAGATCACCATCACAAAACCGTCTGGACTTGCCGCCGGCGCCAAATTCGACGTCCACATCTTCACACTCCCAATCCTGGAGACACTGAAGGTGCGCGAGCTGGGCCCCACATCGCGTGCACACCTGTACGACGGCATCGACACCGGAACGTCGGAGTTCGACGCCGGAACCGTCAACGTGCAGATAGTGGAATCAGGCAGCAACACATTCCCGGGCGATGGCGCCTATGGGTCGGTTGGAGTTCGGTCTGTTCAAGCGCTTTCAGTGAATGACAACAACGGTCTGTCCCAAAAGAAGATCATAGGTGGCGGCTTCGAGATCCATAACGACACTTCCGCACTTAACATGGGCGGCAGTTGCCTTGTTTACACTCAGCCGCAATCCGACGTCCATCAACTGACTTTGGTTTCCTCAAATGGCGCTTCAGCCCTCCCAGCAGCGGTCCACAAAGGTCGCGCGCCTCCAGTCAACATCGGCAGTGCGTCACAGATACCAAACAGCAAAACCTGGCAAGCATCTGAGGGGTGTTATGTACCCTTCCGCCTCGACATCGCCAAGGGCTCAGAGTTCAAGCCAAAGAGCGTCGACCTGCCAGCTTACGTAGTCAATGATGACGTTGGCTCTGACCTCACCGGCGGCGTTGTTGCTGAAGCTTCGAGCTCCACCGGCATGCGCTATCTATCCCCAGGTCTGACCAGCGGATGCCATCACGCCCCCATTGAAACTGTCGGCGCTTACTTCACGGGGTTGCCCGAAGACTCCGTCTTGACCCTCGACGTGCTCTTTCTCGTGGAAGTTTGCCCAACCTCCGCCACCCCCGCACTACTCTCCCTCGTGCGGCCCACTGCCTTCTTCGACCCCACCGCACTCGAGCTCTACTGCCGCACCGTCGCGGCCATACCCGCCGGCACCCCCGTCGCCAATAACAACACCGGATCTTGGTGGAGAATGGTCAAGGATGTCGCACGGCAGGTCATGCCCTACGTCGGCGCCGCGGCTCCAATCGTACTCTCCGCCACCGGTCACCCGGTCGCCGCCTCCGCGGTAACCGCCATGAACGGCGTGCGCTTGTCCCAACTCCCCCCCTCGCGCCCCACGAGCACACAGAAGAGGCCCAAGCCCAAACCGAAGCCCACCCACAACTACGACAAGGCGGAAGCGGAGCTCAAACAGAGCTACGCCAACGCCTTCCCTAAAAAGGACTTCGCGAAAGCCGCGGGCTCAGTCTTGGCTACCATGCTCGGTTCCTCCGGTCAAACCATCAGTCGGAGGAGAAAATGATCTCGCACCATCTCCGCACAACGCCCATCTGGCCATTTGTCTCATGCGCTCATCTGCTCATAGGCATCGGCCTGTCGGTGTGCATCTTTCTCTTCACCAGGGAAGCGAGTGATCTGAGAGGCGAGCTGCGGAATTTCAAAGAGATGCTCACGCACGAGACCAGCTACTACAACGGGGAGCAGTTCACCCCGCTTGGCAAATAGCCAGAGCAAACCATGGCTGGTCCCACGACCAGAAAAGCCCCCCCCCGACAGGGCTGACACAGCACGCAACTGACCTG